TTCAATACTAAAAACCCAATTTATGGTTTCCTTAAGCAAGGAGTAACAGAGGCCGGGGAAGAGATTGTACAAGGAATTAGTCAGCGTCTTCATGAAGATATGGCTAAAGGAGTAGACACTCCTGTTGCCGGCAGACTTCTAGATTATATCACTGATTCAGAATTACTATACGAAGGGTTCTTAGGATTCTTTGGTGGTGGTCCTCAGAAGATAGCTACCCAGTTTGCACAAGAAGGAGATGCAGTTCTTACCGGTAAGTTCTTCACTAAGAAGTACTGGGATAATAAGAATGCCATGTACAACCAGCAGCAGGAAATCATTAAAGAGACTGCTGATTATTTCAAAGGTGAGTTGGGGAGACAAATGGTTGGGCACAATATTGCTGCCGACGCTACTATTGCTGGTCGTCCTGAGTTAGGAGAAATTGCCACTAATCGTGAGTTCTCTCGACTAGCTACAATGCATTTTGAAGCTGGTACAACCGAGGTGTTCGAACAACACCTAGATGACATTGCTAACAACGCAGAGTACCGAAAGGAGAATAAATATAGTGACGATGATGCGGCTAATGCCAAAGAGTTACTGAAAGAGTTAGATCGTTTAGAGCAGCAATGGATGAAGACATCCCGATATGCTGTTGACGACAAACATCAAGTAAGACTCTTCGAGACAAACAATATCATCAATAGCCTAGAGAAGCTGGTTGGATCCCAGCAAGAACATATAGATAAGCTAACGCAGAATCTTAATGAAACTATTATAGACGATGCTGTTGAAGCAGCCAATCTAAAAATTAGTAATGAGAAGAAGGACGCACTTCGTAAAATCTTATCTATAGATGAGCAAGGCAAGCTTAGAGCTCCAGTAGATGAGCTGGCTGAAGCTGATTTACATCCTGCTCATGCTAAAGCTGTAGCTGAGGTATTCGATACTCAATCTCAAGTAACAGATTTAAAAGACCAGCAAGCTATTCTTGATGAAATGAATAGTAAGTTGAGAGACGCCAAAAAAGATAGGGCTAACTATAACTCTTTTGGATATCGTAAATCTTATATTGAACATAAGAAGAGGCAGGAAAAAAGGCTGAAGGATAAGATTAAAAGAGAGGAAGCTGCTGAAAGAAAACAACGACGTGCAGATAAAAAACTAAAGAGAGCTGAGACAAGTAAAAAGCTTAAAGGAAAAGCTAAGCAGCTTGCTAAGAAAGGAGAACTTAAGAAAGAAGCTAAGAAGATAATGGATAAGGCTGCTACTAAAGCTAAGCTAGCTCCTGAAAATAAAAAGTCAGAACCGTTACAGACTGTTGATCCTGCAACTAAACAACCAGTCACACCAACTCAACCTACTCCTAATGAATATATAGGAAAAGAGAGAGGAACGCTGCTGGCAGAGAGAAGTAAGAAAGAAGCTGTACTGAGTAGTAGCAAACCTGAAGAAATAATGCCTGTACTAGACGTACTAGCAGAGATAGGAGATGCGCTTGAGGAGCTCAGAGCTCAGCCATTTCAGCATAGTGGTAAATATGAATTTGCCCCACCAGCACATATCAAAGATGCTCTGGATGAGATGATCAATAGATCTAAGAGAATTATTCTCAATGAAGATACTAATGAGTATGAGCTGAAAGATGAGAACGGGAAGGTTGTCAGAACTTACAAAAGAGTAAGTAATGTTAGCAATCCTGACTATGATGATTCTAATAAGTATGCTCATCATGCTACTCAGATTGGTTCAGCACTAGACTTGATTGCTAGAGATTTCTTTTCAGGCAATCTCAAGGCTTGGGACACATACTTAGTTGCAGACAAATTCGATAAGACTAAGAGTTATCCAGTGTTTAAAGGCAAGAAAGAGTTTGAACACTATCTTCATCAACTGGAAGATCTGAAGCTTGTTCTTAAAAGTAAAGGGCAAGTCATTATTGATCCAGGAATTGTAGATGGGAAAACATCTGAGTTTAAATTAGCTGATGATGAGAATGGAGTAGCTGGAACTGTTGACTTAATGACTTATGACAAAGAGGGTAATGTTTATATTTATGACCTCAAGTCGATGAGAAGCAACAAACTAGAAGGGAATGACTATTACTCCAGAACACACGGGAGAAAGAAATCGGATGCAGAAACTCACCAAGACCAGTTATCACTTTACCGCATTCTGTTAGCAAACAGCACTGGACTTTTGGCTGCTGAATTAGCAGTAATTCCAACAGTAGTTGGGGGGTACAATCCTGACGGAGAAGTAAAAGTTCCAAGCACTGTTAACATTCTAACCAAAAGATTTGGTCCTGATGTTACTAGTATGGTAGACTTCTTTGTCTTCATGGATCCAAAAGATTCAGTGAGTGGTATTGAACTTAGTCCTTTGAGGACATTCATTACAACTCCACCGTCAACTCCTATCCAAGTTCCACCATCTACTCCACAAGCATCTGAAGAGGAAGCAGAGGCAAGAGCTGACTTAGCAGCTGTTGTAGGTCTTACTAATAAGATTGACGCAGAGCTAAGAAAGATTGATCAAGACCAAGAATTTCATGCGGATGCCGAGGAAGATCTACTTGAAGGGTTGACTAAGAAAGAGAAGGAGATGCTATCTAAAATTCGTAAGAAGCATTCTTCTTTTTGGGTGGGGTCTAGAGAAGAATTAGCTAAGCTAGTTGGGACTAAACAGAAGAAGGTTGATGAGTTCATTGAAAAACTCGAACAGAAAGGATTTCTAGAGTTCAACGATGAGACTGTTGTACTAACGCTTTCTGATCTACCGGCACGCTTTGCTGCTAGGAATGGATTCTCCGCAATCATTGAAGCTGCTGAAGATAACTTCAACGGAGTTATTGCACGAATTAGAAAGAGACTAGAGAAAGGAGAGGATTACCAAGTTGAGTTTGCTGATCTTATTAACTTCATTCAGCATCAGTTGGAAGCAGTTAATAGCGCTATCTCCGAAAGACAATATGACATGTATGAGATGCTTTACTTGCATTATGTATTTGTCAATAAGTCAAGAGACTTCCAGAAACCCCAAATTCCCAGCTACGAAGAGTGGTTAAAGCAATCCATTGTTCCTGGAGCAGATGTTAAGATTGATGACCAGTATGATGAAAATACAATAGATGAAGTTAAGAACATGTCTGACTTCATCAAGCGATTCTTTGAACTTCCTGATAAGAAATTAGGAGAGCAGGGAACGAAGGCTGCTGTAGATAAGGTTGCTTACTTAGCTCGTGAATATTTTAACGAGGCTTTAACGTCAGAGGGATTCAGTGCTCAAGAGATTAGTGATAGTCTAAATGAAGGAAAAGTTCACCCGGATGTTTTCAATAGAAAGAAGCTTCTCCCCGGCACAAAGCTCAAGATTAAAGTTAACCATAATTATACTGGAGTAACTAAGTATCATCCTGAGCTGATGGGAGACCTCCCTACACAAGAGACGCCTCAAGGAAGAGTAGTGCAGTGGAGCGATTTTATCGCTAAGTATCCACAAGGTACTTTAGAGTATAACATGTTTGTCCCTCTTGAGATCAGAACTGAAGATGATAGACTGATCGGATGGTACCACACCGTAGGATTTGCTACTAAGCATACTATCAAAATCAAAGATGGCCAGACTTCTGATGAAGCGGTCGAGGAAGCAAGAGAAGCAGTGATAGACGCTCGTGACATTATTCTGAACAACTTAAACTCTCAAGGAGAATTTGATGCAGGAGGACAATTACAAATTGAAGAGACTAGCATAGGTCAGTTACTTCGACCAGAGAATAAGAATAGAGTACGTGCTTCAGAAGGAATAGAAGAAGATCTAGACATTGTGGTTGGTCGTATGACTGGTCAAAAAGCTAGTTTGCGTACAGGACCTAGTGATAAGGAAAGGGTTCAGCAGAACCGTGTCCATAGAATGAAAGGGTTTAAAGTCATTCGCGGCCTAACGTACCTGATGTTCCCAGTAGGAACTAAGGAAATTAAAGTAGGTAAGAAGAAAACAAAACGAACTGTGACTACATTCGCTCCTGTTCCTTTGTACAAACACAAGATGGGAACAACCAAAGCTAATGAGGAAGATCAATACAGTGATATCAGATCGTCCATTGCTAAGGTAATTGAGCTATTCATCGACACTAGTAATGAAAACAACATGCCTCTGATCAGAGAGTTTGAAAAACAAACCGGATATAATCTGAGAAAATGGGAGCATGTTAAAAAGTACTTGGAGCAGTTTCTCTATGACAGAACTATTCCAGCTGAGTACACTGAGATTATTGACTTCATCAAAGACTCTAATCTAGACGATAGTAAAATGGTATTTGCTCTAAAGTTTAGAGAAGACAGTAATGACAAGAGAGCACAGTTAGTTCTTGGAAGTAAATTATCTGCAGACGGAAGCCAGTTCATTAATCTTAGAAGAGGAGATCAATTCACAGAGCAGCACAGGGCGCTCATTGAGAAGCACCTTAAAGCTATGTTCTTTAACACATCTCTTGCAGCAGTTAAAAACAATAAACCAGTCTTTATAATTAAGAAAGGCAAGGTTGAGCAGATCGCCAAAACGTACAAAGAGTTTGTAAAAAGCACATCAGACGTTCCTTTTGTTGGAATGAAGTATACTGATGAGAATGGTGAAACTCAGCATACATACACAGCACAGAGATTGTTGTTAATGAACTCAGATTCTATCATGGACTACACTGCTCCTGAAACATCTGCTACTGAGGCAAAACAGGAGACGGTGGAACAGCAACGTGCTAAGCATGAGCTTACGTATAAGCCTAATCGATTGAAGCAAAAGATTGATAAGTATCAGTTTGAAAGGATTGCTAAGAGACTTAAAGAACTGCGCTCTAGTGATGCTACGCTTGCTTTATACAATCAGTTAGTAGATGTATACAGAGGTATTCATGATCAGATAATCATTGCCAAGAGTCATAATGTTGATGTTGGTAACTTTATCTCAGGAGACTTAGAGACAATGGTTGATCCTTACATGGAAGAAGGACTAGATGTTTTCACACAAGAAGAACTTACTGGTTTGATCTCCTATGTTCAAGAGTACTTTGCTGGTACTGAGAAAGCATCTCTATTGGATTTGATTGACTACCAGAACAAGATCATTCGCCCTGCTCAAGATGTCGCTAAAGCTGTTGAGACCCGACACGCATATGGTATTGAGTTTATGGATTCATTATCTTATGAAGCTGCTAAAGAACTTAGCAACTTGGTTAGTGATATGAAGAAAAGGTACAACGAAAACGATGAGGAAATCAAGCCCGATGATGTAGGTAAACTCGTTATGCTAATGACCAAAGGTCTTAAAACCAGCATAAGTTCTGCCAACATGACTAAGCTTAAGACTTATTTAATAGATGTAATTCATGACAGAGCAATGTCAGTTGAAGAAATCTATACAGCAACAGAGTCTTATACCATTAGCCCATATGGAGAAGAAGATATTAAAGCAGTGGAGAAAGAGTTTAAGGCAGAAGAGTCTACCGGGGCAGTCAGCGCCGTAAACCCACCTTCTGACGAACAAGAGGCTGCGGACTTGGCAGAGCTAGATGCTATTAGAGCTATGTTCCCTAACTCAGATGATGAATCTGCTAGCCTATATGGATTTACTCCGGCTCAGCAAAAGTTTGTAGACACTCATTATGTTGAAGGAGTTGATGTACTCAATCAAGGAGCTTTCATTAAGAACATGTTAGCTGAATTGTTTGATAAAGTAATCTATAATCCTAAGGGAGTTAAAGTGAAGTTGGAAGAGTATGTTCCTCAATTAAAGTACAATACTGTTAACATGAGGAAAGATCTTCGAAGAAAAGCAGCTGCTATTCATGAGCAGATCAAAAGCAAGTATGATGCGGATACCTACAGTATGCAACAAGCAGCAAAAGATCCTGATAATGCAGCACAGTTCAGCGAGATTCTTCAGCTTGATGCCAGAGCGAAAAAGCTTGACTTGATGATAGCTGGTTGGGACAAAATAGAAGGATTGTTATATGAGAGACTTACTAACACTGCCGGGTTTAAAATGTCAAAGGACAAATCAGCTCGTAAAGAAGTTGACCTAGACACTCCTGCCGAACATGAGGGAGAGAATGTAAGCTCTGATGAGGAAATGACCGAGTCAGATTTCTCAAAGAAGAAATTTGATTCTCTTGTTGGTGAAGTAGATCCTAAAGCTAGTGCATCTCCCTTGCTTAAGATGTTCTTGTCCACTATTCCTAGAAGTGAGATTGATCCAGAAACCGGAAAAGCTATTGGAGGATTTAGTTGGTATAAAGGAACTGAATATGTAGACTTTGATAAGGTGTGGGGATTCTTGAAAGAGACTCTAGCAAACAAGTGGTCTGACCGTAAGGCAATGATTGAGGAGTTAGAAAACTATACTACTTCTCATCCGTATGTTCAACACATCATTGACTTGCTACAGCGTGACAAAACTCATGCTGCTACATTACAGCCTAGGATTTTAGCAGAACTACAGAACGATCCAGCATATTTTACTAAGTATACAAACGAGCAACTAGAGAAGATGTCTTGGGACCGAGCAAACTATCGGGTCCAGAAACAAATGCAATTAGCTAGACAGCTTATCGTAGCCGTTCGTTCTACTGCGATCAATATGTACATGGTGATGGCTTACTCCAACTTGACAGGAGGAGACAGCTATAGTAGATATAAAACTATCCCGGCTAACAGGAATAAGGTGGACAAAAAGGTTAGAGATCAATGGACTATTAACCTAAAACAAACTGCTTTGTACTCTCCTAAGTCAGAGTTTGATGCTACGTTATATCCTAATACATCTAGAATAGACGCACTGTTTAACAAGTATGATAATCAGTATCGTAAAACTTTAGATCATCTTGTAGGTTTCCTATCTGAGATAGGAGTTACTCTATCTGACGAAGTAATAGCTGACATCATTAAATGGGATGGTAACATTCCACTAAGTGGGGGAGAGTGGGTAGAAGCTGGAGAATTATTGTCAGTATTGCTCAGTGATAAAGGACTTCGTCCTAAAATGGTTAACAATCTACCTCTAGCAGCATCCAACCCTCTTAACGATGGATATATTCAGAGTCTATCCCGTCTACAAGCTAAGCATGAACAAGGTCTAAGACCTCAGTCAGCAAGGATTAACAATAAATCTATTTATGAGTATACGACTACTCAGTTTAATGCGGACCATTTAAGAGAGCTACAAGAAGATGGAGATATGATTGCAAACTTCTCAAAGTCTCATTTCTCTGCTAAGTCACTATGGCTTCAAGATTCTTATGATCATACAGGAGGAGTAATGATGATCGATGAGGAAACAGGTCAACCTGTATCTACTGGTTTAGGTCTTCATGAAATGGAGTTCTTTACCGTATCGCTTAATCCATACAAAGAAGATTGGCAAACAAGTTCTGGTAACCCGGTTCCATTACAGGATCGTAATGAGTTACAGCATGAACTTACAAAGATTGCTCACTTCCAAGAAGGATTTGAAGGCGGTTCCGAGTTTCAAACATATGAAGAAGGAGAACCTGTTAGACGTAGACGCACTAGTCTGTTTTATCCTACTAACTCTAACAAAGAGAGGGCTACAGGCTTTAGAGGAATCAAGGCTATTGTCAGTTCTTTTTATGGACAAGAGAATCGAATTGTGCTTACAGACGAGACTCTTGATGTCGCGATGGAACAGTTAGTGGAACCTGAGTTTAACAGAATTGTAAAGATTCAGTCTCTAATTGCTGCAGGGGACACTCCTAGAATTAAAGCATATGCTCACGGAGGACAGATGTTTCACTTTATTCCATCTCTTAATAATATGGAAGAACTTTGGGATGAATTTGGACAACTGAATACAGAGGCATTAAATGATCCTAAGATTCAAGAACTAGTTAGAGATCGAGTTAGTAAACATTTAATTAAACTAGGACAGAAGAAATATAAATTCTGGAAAAAGGCTGGTATCGGAGCTACTAAAGAAATCGAAACTAAGAGTGGTAACACTATTAAGAAGCATTTTCAGGGGCTCGACAAGTTCTACATGCACAAGATGTTTGGAGCCAACAAGAACATGACTGATCAACAAAGAGAGTTGGCCATTCAGAAAGCAGCTCTTGATATGGAGATCAACTACATGATTGCAAATGCAAACATGTATATGTTATTTATTGGTGACCCAGCTTTGTATTTTAAACCTAGCATGACTAAGGATCTCATCAAGAAATATCCAGACCCTATTGATTTTATCAGGGCGTATCATTCTGAGGTTAACGATGAGTATAGAATCAATGTGGTCAAAGATACATTCGATAATGCTGGTAAACGTCTAGCAGGGGATATTGCTCCTGGATATGAGTTAGCAGATACAGCTAACCCAGATTTTGCAGATGATCTTGAGATTAATTATATGTTCTTAGGCGATGTTAAAATTGCTAGTGTAGAAAAAGAATACTTAAAACGATTAGGATTGGGAGATGCCTATGATGGGCTCGAAGGTGCAGATGGTCAGGAGTATACTCACTGGTCAGAGCACTTAAAAATACTATATCATTTGGGTAGACTGACAGATGATGATTATGAGAGAATTACAGATAAACTAGACAGAGGTGAAGACCTGAATGATTCAGATTTGAAGACTGTTCTTCAGCCAATGAAACCTGTTTATGTTAACAACAGATGGGATGAGGGATTAAGTACTTACATCAGAACCTATGTTAAAACGTCTGCATTCCCTCTACTTCCACAGCTGACTCGTGATCTCGAAATAGATAAGCTAACTCAATTTTTAGAAGAAAGATACCAAGATCCAGAAGCACTGACAATACATCGCGTTCCTATGATGTCTGGTACTAAGGTTGGTGGATTTAGCGATGCCGTTGAGTTCATGAATGCAGATGGTACATTTAAGACATCGGAAGAATTGGCAGAGGCCGGAGCCTTTAATCAAGATCTACACGTGATTACTGTACCTCGCCAAGGATTTAGAATTCAGCAAGATGTTCCTTACAAAGAAGATAAAGATGAGATCAACCGTGTATCGCAGGCTGCTAAACTTTTGGTAGTAAACATGATGGGGCAGAAAGGATTTGAACCCAAGAGGTTTATTATAGATAATAGAATCTATGACCTCGTTCCTTCTATTAGAGAGTTCTTCATTGATGATGAAGGCAATGAAATAGACCATGACTTCTCAGGAGAGGATATGAATAAGATCTATAATGCCATATTCAAATATCTGTATGAGGAAGACATGAGAGGATTCGTAAACGAATTCATGGAAGAGAATGGAGAAGACCTCGACTGGAATAAAGTAAAGGATGTAATTAGAGACGAGGCAATAGCACGTAACTATCCACCAACAATGGTGGACGCTATTGATATGTTTGATGATGTAGCATTCTTGAAGTTCTCACCATACGCTCTACAGTTTCAAGCCTTGCTTAACTCTATTGTTAATAACAGAGTGTTGAAGAAAACAATGCCAGGCCACTCATACGTACTTGGATCAGAGGAAGGATTTAGAATTCAGGAAGGACTTACAGAAGATAATCTTAAGAATACTGAGATTATCTATACTGGTTCATTCAATGGTAAATATCTACAACCCGCTAGATACTTGACAGTAGAAAATGCTAATGAAAAAGAAATTGCTGATGCTAGAAAGGAGAACAGAATTCTTAAAGAGGAGAAAGATGGTGTAGAAGTAGAATACATTGTAACCGAAAAAGGTAAAAAAATTATGAGGGGAGATCAAGTATTTGTAGCTCCTAGATTTAAAATTGAAGATAAAAACGGGAAAGAGCGTTATATTGATCTTAGAGAAACTTATTCAGATGGTACATATAAGTGGTTGAACAAGGACAAGAACGGAAGGCTTACTCTCAAGAAGAGTAAATTCTCTAAACAAGCTCTTGAGATGTTTGGAATGCGTATCCCTAACCAGGGTCCTAACTCCACAGCATATATTGAGATTGCAGGGTTCTTACCTAAGAAGATGGGGGACTTGATTATTGCACCTCGTGACTTCACAGCTCGAATGGGTTCTGACTTTGACGTTGATAAACTGTACTGTTATCAATATTACTATTCTGTTAACAAGTCTGGTAAGATTGTGGCTTATAAAGGAAAAAATGATAAGAAGAGATTAAAAAATGCATTGGTGAATGTTCACATGACTATTACTAGTAACCCGGATGAGAATGTACAGAAAGCTATCAGTACTCCATTGAATGAGTGGAGACTTGGTGAGATTGGTAATACCATATTAGGATTCAGAGAGAAGAGATTTTCTGAAAGAGATCCTGAGACTGGCGAAGTTATTCCAGCTAATGAATCCTTTAGTGGAATATCCTCTGAGTATCAGAGAACTAAGTATCTCAATGCTCGTGCTGGTAAGATTGGTGTAGGTGTATTCTCTCAGGATTCAGTATTTAATGCTATGCTGCAGCAGCATAGAGTTACCTTAATGAGACAACAAACTGACGATTCTTGGGATGACCATTTCGAAAAGTTTGGGGATCAGGACTCGAAGCTAATGTACACAACGGACACTACTGATGGAACACTACTAAGATGGAGGTTATCTCTGCTTGGCAGTCTGCGGCGGTGGACGATGAAACATTACAGATTCTTTATAAGCTGAATGTTAACTCTACTACTATGCCGGTTGTTAGGTATATGAACCAGATTGGTTTTGTTGAGGAGACTCCATGGTTCTTGACTCAAGATGCTATGTTTGACTACTTAGACTTTTTGAACCAAGGTATGAAAAGAGCTGATGCGGTTAGTGCAGTATTTAAAAAGTACAACATCAAATTTCCTGATGAAGCTGAAAAACTGAAGGAGTTTAAGAACGATTTATATGAAGAAGCTAATGAAATTGGATTAGATAAACTCAAGCACATGGTTGAGAATGGCCCTGACTCTGATGATTATACTCCAGAAGAGTATGCTAGAATTCAAGGAGCACTGTTCTATAAGTTTCTAGACTTCACTAAGAAAGGCGAAGACATTGGAGACTTACAGCGTAGGCTGGGTCGTGATACCAAAACAGTTGGTAAGAACTTGATTGAAACTTTGGAGATTCTTAAGCCAGCGGAGAATAAATCTAAGATGTATAAGATGGCTAATGAAGAGAAGTTATTTAATGAGACAATTCCTGGTTGGATTTACATGAATGCTTTACCATTGGCTCTTAAGTTTGATGATATATTTCAAGTACAGTCACCTCTTATAGAAGAAGTATATTCGTTCTTAGATGACGCTGTACGCTGGACACTACCCAATGATACTCGTGAGAAAATCTACAAACATATGATTTCTTACTTTTTCTCACTACCTAAATTTGGTATGTTTGATGGAGACGTTGTGTCAGCTAGAGAAAGACTATTTTTTGACAGCAGGGTAACAAATGGAATGCTGTGGGATAGAATGATCGAGCAACAACTGCAAGGATTGAGAGATAAAATCTCTTCTCGATTTGTAGTAGGAGAGACTACTGATAATCAAGCTATTGAGTATGTAGCTGCCTCAGATACTTACATTATCTCATCGGCTCTTGATCTAAACGCTGTTACATCTATGATGGATAGAGCAGCTATATTTGATGAGAAATCTACTAAGAACAGCTTTATCATTAAGCATTGGAACAAACCTACTAAGAAAGAGCGAAACAAAGCAGTTAATACAGACGGGAAGAAAGGACGGTTAGAGTCTACTTTTAATAGTGACCCTACTCAACTTCAGAAGTTTGTAGTAGCAGCAAAAATATATTCTTTGGCTAATCAATCAGAGAAAATTGAAGCAGCTCATTTTAAGTACGCGTTGAATAACTTCATTAAACTAGCGCAAGCTAGAGATGTGAATCCTGTGAATAATATGTCATTGGCATCTATTTTCTCAAATATTATGTCACATGATTATGTTAGGAACAATCCTTTCTTGATTGGTATGACCGCAGACATTAATGAACAAGGAATTAGTAAGCTAACTTTCAATGCTACCGAAGGAACGTTAATGAACGAGCGAGTTTATAGTGAGGCTTTTCTAAATCTATTTAATGACGTACGCCAACCTGTGTTAGGAGTATTCAACGGAATACGATATACGCCCAAGTTATTAGGACAGGAATTAATTAAGTATGCTATGCTCTCCGGTGCTAAACAGGAAGCGATTGAATTTACTAAATATATTCCGCCAAGTATTCTATACAATCTCCCTCTTGCTTCTCCAGATGGTAGAACAATAGGTGACGAGGTTAGTAACGCTTCACTTAGAGATCTAGACATGTTCCAGAACTTTAAGTACCAGTTCCTACAGCACATGTCAGAGCATCTGATCAAGGTTAGTTCTTACTCAATGGATCTTGACAACTACGTTAAGAAAGGTAAGAAGTTTAACCATAAAGAAGACCTACTTCCTGCTGTTATTGATAAGTCCAGAATTAACTTCAAGGATAACAATATCAAAACAGAAGAGGGTGAGTTCTTCATTCCACATGCTTTTGTTACTGAAGAGGTAGCTACTAAAAAGATGGTAGTATATGTCAGTAACAGAAATAACAAGTACCATAAGGTAGATAGTCTTGGAGTATTCGGTATGAGAGAGTATGATCCTAGTAAGCAGTTTGCTGCGTCAACAGTGAACCATGCGGCTAATACTACTACTCATGTAAACTTTGCTGATAACTATAGTGATGATCTTGTTAAGTGGGAGAAAGCTCAAGTACTCAAACCTATGGAAGTAGAGGAGTTTGAGAGACTCATAGATGCAAACTTAATGAGTGAGACAGCTACTCCTAGTATGGCCGAAGTTATTACTGCAACTAAGAAGTATACTAAGTTTGACTTTGAAAAGAGTATGCTTGAAACCTACGCTCAGATGGCAATTCTAACTGGTGTAGAGTTTAGTGTTAATCAACCTGTTGAAGGAACTTCAAGATATGATAATGAAACATATTATGATCCAGCATCTAACAGAGTTAACATCAACAAAGACACTCTAGATAAAGTAACTGAGATCTTAGGCTCGAAAGGAGAAGCGTTTAAGTACTTGCTGATGCACGAGCTGGGTCACGCCTTTACTAAAATGTTTATTCATAAACATCCTTCACATCGCTTGACCATTCAGATCAAACAACTACAACAAGAGTTTGTTAGAAACTTGGATAAAGAATCTGATGCATGGAAAGAATTGGTAGAAGAAAATGCTTACATTGAAAATACTCTTACTGACATTCATGAGTTCATAGCTTACGCTATGAGCGATAACAAGTTCCAGAAAGTACTTGCCGGGATGAAGAGAAAGAACGAATCAATGTTGAACAAGTTCTTCCGTTTGATCAAAGGGATCATAGGAGATTTGGCTAGAATGTTGGGAGTTAAAATCAATGACACTCTCTTGGAAATCACATTAACTAATGTAATGCAGATGCAATCTCTGTACGCAGCTTCCGTTTCGGATGTAGATCCGGATACTGGAGTCTCAGCTTTTGAACAACTTACAGAGGGATCTAATGCAGGAATAGTAATTTATGAGATGGATGGAAAGATGTATGAGTTCACTCTTGATGGAGTAGGCGTTCCGATTAGTTATCGTAGAGGAACTGATCTAACTAACCTACAAAGTCCTCGTTCGTACACAGGAGATAGATTAGTAGCAAAAACTAAGGAGCTCTATTATGATGCTCTCAAAGATGGAGCTATGATTCTAGGTAAGACTACTGAGTCTACTCAAATGAGTTCAGAAATAAGCAAGAGACCTAGCATTGAAGAGACCATTGCTGCGATGGATAGAGCAGGTAGGATCGAAAGAGATAGCGAAGGAAATTTGACAGATGTTAAAGCACTTAACGGTAAGTCATCTAAACTTTTCCATTCTCTTACTGAGATTGTTCCTGACGCTGAGCAAGCTCTTAGAGAGTATGCTAATGTAACAGCGTATAAGGGTGATTGGGATCAACTAGAACTAGACTCCAATGGGGAACCTGATTTGGTTGAACTAAATGACATGGACGATGTTTCGTTCTTTGCTGCTTCTTCTAAAGGGAATAAAGGCGGTGCGGTTACGTATCAGTTCTTTATTGATAGTTTTAATCGTAGAAAAATTAAGCTTGAGCGTGAGATGAATGTACTCTCTAAGGAGAGAGATCACCATGCCACAGCAATTGATAGAAAAGCATTCATTGAACTTCGAGTTCGTCAGATTCAACAGGCAATTAATATTCTTAATGGACGGATAGAGCTCTTAAGACCTTTGACTAAGATTAGGAGTTTGAAAACCGAATTGAATAAGGATGTTACTATACTGGAGAATTTAATTGGAGCTAATAAAAATCCAACTCTTCACGATCTAGAATTAGCTAGAGAGATTATTGAGTTTTGGAAAGTAGTAGGTAACTACTCAGGAGAAGAACATCCGTTCTTTGATGAGTCAGAGTTGATATCTATTAGAGAGCAGAAGCCCCCTAAAGGAAAGCGAATGAACGCCATGCAACAAGAGCGCACGAAGCAGACTTTAGATAGAGCTATAAGTAATATGCAGACTTACCAAGGTATTCTACTTAGCAGATACAAAGACATTATTGATGATAGGAATAAGAAAACTTATGGAGCAGATCATGATATTAATTGGAATGACTTTATTAAAGATGTATCTGGAGTTGAAGCTCAGTTCTTAGATATTTCTCAAACAGATAATGAAGTACTTCATCTATTGGGTGAGGCTGTTAAGGATGCTAACTGGAGAGCTAAAGTAGAATCGAATAAGATTGTAGCAGAAGTTGATGAAATGTTAGACAAACTGAGAGACTGGGCGAGCACAAGAGATGTAAGTTTGAATGAGGCTTTCGAAAGTTTGGCACAAACATTCTCTAATGACCATGATGAAAGAACCGGTAACTTGGTTGAGTTCGCTACATACGAATGGAGAAAAGAATTGCTACGTAAGAGACGATGGGCACAGCGACAAGGTACAATTGACGCAAGAAGTGCGGCAGAGTTCTCACGCTTTGGTACCACAGGATTTGAAACAGAAAACGTACAGATATTCGACGACTCTCGTTATAGGGTGGAACAAGCCTATAGAGATAAAATGAATGATTTGTTTGGTGAGGAGGTTGCTCAAGATTTGTCTAACCAGGCTCGGGCATTAAGAGGTGAGTTTAGACGAGCTAAAGATGGATTTATCAGATTCTTAGATGGATTAACTCTTACTACTGAGCAACGGGATCTTAGAATGAAGATGTGGGAATTTGAAAACGATCCAGAAGTTCATAGGAATATTTTAAAACACGGATACGTTAATACAATTAAAGCAAACCAAATTGCTAAGATTAAAACAGGGAAGAAGTTTAAGTTGAGAAACGAAAAGAACTTCTTACCTATAGTAAGTGGTAAGTTTGTACTGACTGTTCCTAAATCTGCAGATCATGTAGATAAAAACTTCAAACGTTTATATAAACCTGAGAATAAACCTCTCTTGGATATGTATAAGTACGCAATAGATAAGATTAATGAAATAAATGATTATCTTCCTGCGTATAAAACTAGGAATCTTCAAGAGAATACTCTCCCTTACATGTTACAGACTCATATCAATGAGTTCTGGCACGATCGTAAAAACCATGGTATGATCCATGCGAGTAAGGCTATCTGGGATCGCTTCCTTGTAGAAACAAGGCAAAGTAATTTTGATGAGGAATCATTTAGAATGAAAGATCCAAACGGCCAGCTGTCTGATGAGATTCAGGTTAGGTATATTAGAGGTAGAAAGAAGATTGATGACCATATTGACTTCAAAGTTACCGAATGGTTAGTTAACCAAGGAGATAGGAAGAAAGATGATGCTTATAAGAAAGACTTACAAGAGGTAAGAGCTGCTGCTGAAAGAGAGATCATAAATAAGTTGTCTGAAAAGCAAAGCTTTGACTTAGGACAAGTACTTAAAGCGTATGCTATTTTTGGTCTTAACTACAAGCACAAGGCTGCTACTGAGGATCTTGTACGAGCTGTAGGGTATGTTGTTGACAAATCCGATGAGGCTCCTACACTAGATGGAAGTGCCGCACCTGCTGGTGGGCGTATGAGAAATATTAAGACTATGGTAGATTCATACAAAGATTCTTTCTTTAACTATCGTCCTATAGACAAAAACTTTGTTAGTAAAAAGAAAGAAGTTCTCACTCAAGATGAGAAAAAAGAACGTGAAGAGATTAAAGGGTTGATAGACACATTGAAAGATGACATTGTTCAGATGGGTGCAGACATGAAGAACGATAAGCTTACTAAGAAAGAGAAGCGTGCATTGAAAAATAAGATTGACGACTATGAAGATAGAATCAGCCGTCTTGAAGATCAGTATGCTAGAATTGGTGGAAAATTTAAGAGCGCATCTTATATTGATTTGTTACTTAGATACACTCGACTCAAAGGTATGGCGTGGAACGTCCCTGCGGCGTTTAGCAACATTGCTTTTGGACTTGTAGCAGGCATGAATCAAGCAGCTGATGGACGAGTCTACGGCGACAACGAATACTTCACAGCGCTTTCGATTGCACTCAATGGGGTAGGTAGAAACTGGAGCTTTGGTAAAAAGACAATATTGCATAAAGCAGATGTTAGCGAGAAGATTAGAAACGCAATGGACCATCTTGATATCTTAAAAGAGACTAAGTATGAGATCTTTAGTAAGAGTAAAGAAGGTACCAGAACGTGGGATGATAAGATCAAATTCTTAGACCCATACAATCCTCAAGCTCGTTCGGAGTACTTCGTACAGTCTATTGATTTAATAGCTACAGCTTTAGCAACTAAAGTTACGCTTGCTGATGGAACCGAAACTAATCTATGGCATGCGATGGACAACAATCTGAATGTACCAGTTGGAGCAACCATCACTACTGATGCGGCTAGAGATAATATTACTGTTACTGAAGATAATCAATTAGATGCTCAGTTTTATCTTAAACAAAGAGCAGATAAAGTGATTAGAGAAAACCATGGTAACTATGATCCTGATTATACTATCAAAGCTAAAAGATCAGTATTGGGTAGGATGGTATCTATCTTTAATACGTGGTTGTTCGAAGCTGTACAGCAACGCTTCGGTAGAGTTAGAGATGACAAACAATTTGGATTCAAAAGGAAGGGTAGATACCATAGTGGTGTTGCAATGCCTTTCTTACCAGTAATGTTTGGATGGTCTAATGAAACTGGAATGGGGGCTATACAACAGAGCTTATTTGCTACTAAATACCTCTGGAACCAACTTGGTAAATCTCTTAGTCTAGGTAAACTAGACATCAACAAGCAGATTACCGGGCAGGAACTTTCCTTTGAGGAAGCAGGATTTAGTGAAGTAGACGCGGCAAATATGAGACGTAACATTCGTGATGCGCAATTCCAACTTCTGTTGATAGCTATGTTCTATTGCTTCAAAGCAATGGCTACTGGAGACAAAGAAGAACGAGAGGAAGAGGGAATTCCTTCTCATGAGAAAGGATTTGGCAGTGAGTGGATGAATAATTACATGGCTAACATGTCATTAAGAATCTATAATGAATTGACGCTGTATAACAACCCAGTTCAAATCTTCTCATCGCCTCAGAATTTTGCAACGCTTGGTCGAACCTTAGCAGACTTCGGTCACTTGATTGACGCTACTTTCGCACAGTTTGGTGAAAAACCTAACTATGAACAAGGAGCATTCAAAGGTGTGAATAAACTGTGGGTAAGATCTACAGGCATGATCCCAGGATCTACACCATTCACTTCAGCAATCAAGTCTGGACATCAGATATACGGAACACCAATATCATCTACATTGGGAACTCGTATGAGATAATCAAGATAGCTTGTAGGTAAAAAAAAGCCTAAGCAGTCTAAACAGATGTATAAAAAAAAGCCTAAGCATCCCGTAAGGGGTGCCTAGGCTTTCTTGTTTTTAAACCGTTAGGTTTAGAGCTCGATCAGTCTAAGAATATCTGTCTTAGTCTGTCGCTCATGTACTTGAACTAGTTGTGCAAAGTTGATATCAACATCAACACTCATTTCTTCGGTTCCTTTCTGGACAATAACACGGACTTCCTCTTGGTCAGGTAGTCGGTGAATGCGATAGCTGCTACCTTTATGAGAAAAAGAGTACAGACCACCATGAATAGCTTCATTATATGAAACTTCAATGTTATCATCGTCAACGATGTTAAGGAGTTTGTTAAGGGTTGATTCAACAGTTACAGGGGTTGATGTTAGTTCTGACATATGTAAAAATATTTTAGGTGCGGGGGCCTGACTCGAACAGACGGTCTCTGGGTCTGAGACCCAGCGAGATACACCAACTTCTCTACCCCGCAGGAGGAGCTCAGATGTCATCAACCTGATATGGTGATTCAATCCAATGGGATTTGGGAATCACCCATCTGAGCTTTGCTTTACTAGTCTTCCTGTTTTCCTTGTATTGCTCATGAGTATAAGCACCGGCAGGAGGCATGTGTATGACCGAGTCATATTTCCTCGGTATTTTTTTCTTGTTTGTGTCCTTCACAAACTTACGGTAGCGTCTATTAGATGGAGCAATTGCTTTCTTGAATGGGATAGTCTTGACATACACTTCCACATCAAGATGATATGTTCCGGGCATATCTCTGTACTCTGGTATGAGCTCCTTGTCTATCCACTCAACAACGACTCTCTGATTAAAGTCTGCTAAGATAGCTTCGTGGTTTTTCTTCTTGTGCCAACTAGGAAAGTCAAAATATTTCTCCTCAGAGAATATCAACCTCTCGTTGTCATACACATTAGCCACTACTTTATTCCAATTTTGCCAACCGATATATATTTCATCGAACTCTCGTTTGGATGAATAAATGTCGATCTCAAATCCATTATACTCAATGTGATCTGCCCAACACTTATGTATACCCATATTCTTACTCTCCTCATCAATGTATCTTTTAAACATGATGAAGATACTTCTACCCATTACTCTTGATCGCTTTCTACAGCGATAGGCAATGGGATGGAGTATACCATCGTCATCCTCTGCGTACAGACGTCCGTGACTAATTTGCTTAGTCCCTTCCTCGAGTTCAATGGTTTGAGTAAAGTTATTTACATGGTTTAAACGAAAGCTCCAAACGCTACGAGCTTCTACCTTCTTATTAATCTGAATAATGACTTCTCTGCTGAGAATAAACCCAGCGTCTTCATGATTAACAAAGGGAGTAGGTACTCTACTTTCAAATTGTAATGTTTTAGGTAAAAAGAATGAAATGTCTCCTTCGACAAGGTTCTCTACTACTTGTGAGCTAGTATAGCCTCCAGCATTAGCGATTTGAATGTCGATAGGAACGAGCTGGTCAATATCATATGCTTTTTCACACGCTGTGAGGTAATCCTCTAGCTGCTTAAACATCTCGACTGCTTCCGCTCGATCTTCTCCAAGTCGTAGAGTTATTTTATCTGCCAACTTGAGCAGATCTTCTAAGTCCGCAAACTTGGACAAGTCTAGTTCACTATCGAAGCCGAAGAACACGGCTTCATAGCTAAGTTGTGGAGTAATACTCATCTTCAGGAGTTATTCTAGAGTCAAGCTCTTTAATCATCTCATTAAATTTATCATACTCACTAGCGTATGTACGCTTGTCCACAATAAATGATTCGATTAGAGTTCTTTTGAATTCTTGATTGATAGTCATTACATCTATGATGTGACCATCATGCCAGTATAGTTGAAATACTCTAGTACATATTTTACTGTACTCTGACCTTATAAAGGCTGATACATCAACAAACTCTGGTAATTCGCAAGTAACAAAAAGCCTACCCTTACTGTACTTAATTGATTTAACAAAGATGGATTTTTTTAGGTCTGCTATTGGCACATATAATGGTGCCACCATAAGAATTCCATTCTCTATTGGTCCGTCTAATCCTTCTTGGACATAGTCAATACCTAAATAGAATTGAATAGAATCTCTGTAAGTGTCTATAATATTTCTCATAGACTCGTCAGTCTTCAGGAACGGAGCTAGATAGCTCGCGGTTCTGTTTTTCTTTAAGGGTTTTAAGTTCACTGATGATATCGAAGTAGTGATCTTCAGGCATCACTACCAGTTTAGTTGACTTTCTCCTCCCATCTTTGGTATGAAATATCACGATGGGTAAATCCGCATATTCAGTTTTTTTCGTCAGCTTTTCCATATCTTCAATTAACTTACTATATGATAGTCCTCGGTGTGCTCCGTATTTACATTGCACACGGTAGGGTATATTCATTAGATCAAGCTTACAATTATCTAGAAAGCGTGATCCGTTTCGCGTCGTTAGACATGAGTCATAACCTAGATCTTTGAAGCGCTTCATTATACGCCTCTCAAAGTTATGACCTCGGGTTCTTTGGTTTGCCATACCGTAAGGTACGACATTTATTCTATAGAGTCAAGGATCTTTTTGAGCCGTCTCTCATAGACTTTATCTTCTAGAGATTCAGTAATGAATTTAAGCATCATGTTTGCCTTACCGGCATCGAAGGTGTCTAGCCATTCGTCAACAATCCTTGCTTGTTCCTCCGTAGAGAATTCTGAACAAAGTAACTCAACCATTCCTTTGATCGAAGATCCCTTACCATACTTGTGATTCCAAGCACGAAAGATCAATCTAGGAACCATCGAACGGAAGATAGGGTTTTGAATCCATCTCTTGATTACTCCTTTCTGAAACCTCTCGGGGTCGAATAGAAATGATTTAGGTTTTTTCATAGAAAGATGGGGGTCCGAAGACCCCCTTTTCAATATTCAGAAGTTAGGCAGCAGCCACAAATTTGTTCACCAATTTCTTGGCCTCAGCTTTGTCGCTGAAAGCCTTGGTGATTTCCTCATCCGTCGGCAAAGCCTTGCCATGATTGATATGGTTCATCGCCATAGCAATCTGAGCACGAAGCTGTGCTCGATAAAGCTGCTCATTCTCTTCAGGAATAAGCTGCTCAGGCAAAGACTTATAGTCTATCTCGTCATCCCAGGATGAGGTGTAGACTCCGGGTGCGCCAAGAGCATCTAACGTATTGTCAGAATTACTCCAGGTATTCAAGGTCACATAGACATCCAAAGCTTTCACAATGGTGTCATTTTCAGGCTTGTACTGGCCATTACAGTCAGAGTCACGATAGAATCGTGAAGTAATGCCGGAACAATCGTCATTTTGTTTTGAGCGGTAAAGGCTCATGTCCAATACGTATGGACGCAGCGGACTCTCATTGGAGTACGCCGATTTATCGCGTGTGTTTCTGTTGAAAGAAACACTAGTGATATTTATGATTCGGTTTTGATTTTTCTGAGTTTGCATAATTTTCTACTTAAAAAAGTTTGATAGGTTTAAGAACGGTTTATCCTGTAACGACGGAAAAGCCGAGCGGATGCTCTTTGTAGAGCTCATCCTCCACTGAGATGTACCTGACTGGTTCACCATCATCTCCTATGCCGATATTCACTAGGAATACGTCTTGGGAAAGTGGGGAGCTCGCCTCGCAACGAGGCATTGGGAATGACAGATCGTCATTCAGATAAGTAAATCGTTTATCCATTGTATTTTTTCTTCTTCTGGTAATTGTTGGTTTATCTTCTTAAAATGTTCGGTTCCATAAAAGCCTCCTTTACCCCCTCTATATATCTCGTTCATCGGATGGGGGGACTCTAAGATTGCTTTAGATTGTGATATGTTTTTCTTGTAGCTCTTGGCATAGTTGCCCCAGAGCACCCATATCAAATCAGGTTTCTCTTCGCTGAGTTTTGTTATCAGATCAAGAGTAAAGTTTTTCCAGTGATCTAGGTGAGATCCTGCTGCTTTCTCCTGTACTGTCAGCGCTGTGTTTAGTAATAATACTCCTTGTCCAGGTAGATGCTCCCAATTTCCCGCTGAAGGGTGTTTAACGAGCTCCTCAAAGCGTTCTTCTTGCCCTGCGTTAGTCAGCATCTCCTTTAAAATAACGCGCATAGAGGGCGTCATAAAGGTCTCTGGGAGGCTGAAGCAAAGGCCTTGTGCTACATCAGGTGTAGGGTAAGGGTCTTGACCAAGAATAACTACTTTAGTATTATCAAAATCGCATTCTTCAAATGCACGAAATCTCTTTTCTTTTGTTGGGTAAGATTCAATCCCAAGTTCCCGAGCTTCTGCAATCTTATTGCTTAACGCAACTAGATCTTCCTTATTGTCCTCAATTATAGGGTATAAAAAATCAGCCCACCTCTCTGAGGTACGCTGTTGCAATTGCTCTTTTGTCATGTAAAAGTTAGTTTGAAGAATTCACTTTTTTGATTAGGTATGCTCGATCTTCATCATTTAAGTTGGGTAAACTTTTGATAGTTCGTTCATACATTGCTTTGGTATTTTCGATTTGCTTCTTCTTTCGCTCACGTTCGTAATCAGCTTTTAAATCCGCCAGGATATGTTTGTCAATGATTCCAAACTCAATCAAGTCATTTATATAATATGTATTAGCTAATGAGCTAACACAGAATTGTTGTCCAGATTCATTGGACTCCAATAGATCATATGGATAGTTAGAATCATACTCTATATAATCATCGCTTCCATAATGACATCGATTAAGTAAGACAAATTCATCATTGCGTTCGAACAATGCAGCAAAATCGGTACCATCCTCTAGTACTTTGACTAGTTGCATTCCTGCTACATCATCAAAGTCAGTAGTACTTGTGAGTTTTTTTCTAAACAAATTCATAGCCATTCAATATCTAAATTATAGTATGGTCTACAAAGACGGAGTTCCATATCCTCCTCATCATTTAACTCATCGAAGTCACAACTGTCATTTGTCAACCACCAGTACGTGTAGAACTTGTCTCCATCAGTCACAACAATGTGGTTAGACACATCACCATGCTCCTCGTGTTCATATTTACAAGTCACGTACTCAAATTTTCTATTATATTTACGAGACAACGCAATACAGGCAGTGAAACCTATGTCATCCGCATCAAATAATCCATTCGCAAACGCTACTTGATTCCAATGACTATATCCATGCTCCCGTTCATATGTTTGAGCAGCTTGTCCAAAGTCATCAACAGTGACGCATAAAGTATCTGCTTTCAATCTGTCTAGAAATGTCAGCTTATGCTTTTCGGCTGTCTCTTCCATGATTACATTAGCCTTGTCTACGAGCTCAGTCAGCTCTTTTTTCAAAGATTTGTGGTCCTCTAACATAGGCTGAATCAATTTCGGTAGAATCTCTACCTTCAGTTTTCGCAAGCTGTATAACGTCTTGCTTGTTCACATACATAGTATCACCATCCCAATTAGGATAGTATACTTTCTTGGGCGTCCAACCAAGGTTTAGTATGGATAGAAAAATGCCTAGACATAAGCCTAGGCAAGACGCAAGTAATAATTTAAAATCTTGGTTCATCTTTTCATAAAAATTCTGGGAAATAAATTTACTATATACCGCTTTTTACCAGCTCTGAAATCACCTTTTTTGTTTTTTCAGTACCGTATTTCTCAATAAATTCGGCAGCATCTTTACACCCAAATCTAGGATCTAACTCTATTTGAGTAAGACCGTACTTTTCAGCTAGGATTTTACCAGCTACTCGACCCGGCTCATCATTGTCAAATAGTATATAACCATTTACCTCGATATTCGGTTCACACCCTTCATTCTGAAAGGCAATAACATTAAAACCAAGCTGTTTTAGAGCAACTCTATCCTTCCAGGATTTTGTTACTATAACAGGAGAATCTGGGTCATAGTCATGCTGACCAAAAATATCGTCAACAGAACAGTTCGTGAAGAACTTCTTTTCCTTTTCCTGTGGGAAGGGGGTGTAGATTTTGAACTTGTTAGTATCCTCAAAGTAAAATGCAAAGCATAAGTTACTAGGAGTTACTTGGATCCAAGCTCCGGAACGATCAGTATAGTAATACGTCACGACCTCATAAATCTTCTCGTTTTCTGTGTTAGCATTGAATTCAGCTGGGTCAATACCAAAGGTATGCCAGTAATCCATTGCTTTTTCGGAGAAACCATCCAGACTTCTGATTCTGATATCTGGAGCAGATGCACCGTAGTGTATCTTGGTTTTTTGGTAGGTTCGGTCTTTGTGATCGATGATTGTCTGCTGACTTCGTCCTAATCCTAAGCCATATCGTTCATTTACGACTTTTAAACATTCAGAGAATGTGCGGATTGGGCGTACGTCATTTTCAGACTTTAGCATCAAAAGATCGAAACAAGAGCAGCGATTGTACTTCTTAGCTGCGAAATCGACAAGGCGAATGATCTCATCTGCATCGCCAACAACAAATTGGCACGATGGGTTCTGTTCACCACGTAGAGTATTCAAGTATTTTGTTCCATCGGTAGTTATTTCATACCCCATGACATCTTGGATAATGTCAATCTGAACATAGTACTTGTCTCCGTAAATCTCCTCAGACTTCTTTAATATGTTCTGCCATGTGCAGGGCAAGTATGTCGAGGTAGAAATGTTCATAATAGAAACAAGAAAAGCCTGCCCCCGTAGAGGCAGACTAATAGATTTATATCTGTACTTCGTCTACTGATGCGTCACCAGTAGGCTGATTAATAGTAACTGTTTTTGTGGGTACCTGTACTTGTGTCAGTCTCTTCTGAAAATCATCTCCCCATGATAGAGGTTCAGATTCAGTGGACGGATCACGGAACCAACGTTTCCCAACGAGCTCCTTACGGTAACGGTTTTCGCTAGCCACATTAAGATAGGTTTTTCCTTCTTTATTAGGCTTGCCATAACACATTACGACTTCCAGGTTTTTTGTAGTAAAATCTTCAGGTAAAAGTTGATTAAATTTCGAAATCATATCTTCAAAAGAAGAGAATTCTTGTCCTTCCATTTGCTCAAGTGGGATGAAGAGTTCATAGACTTCCATGATCTCTCTTGCCATCTTAGAGGCTAGTTCGTCAACAGTAGCCCACGAAGTAGGTTGTTGGGGGATGAACCATGAAGCATCCTTAGGATAGTCTGCTCCTTTAGTATAGAAAGGGATTGATACCATTTTATAGGCTCCACGCATACCGACGTATGGCTTACCCATGGTTACATTATTGATTCCTGCTTTTGGAGTTACGATTTTGTTAGTGTTAATTTTCATTTAAGCTTTCAATTTGTCTCATTGTTGGGTTGTATCCGTAGTATTTTCTTCAATGTTGACAAATATCCTCGACCAGTCGAAATCGAATACATCTACTAGATGATCAAATCTCGAACCAGCTTCAATGTCATCCGAAGCCTTAAAGGAAACTCTAAGTTCGCCTTCATCTCCTCGGAACATATAACCAATAGCATCTGCATCTGCGCAAACAACGTTTTTCAACTTACCAGACAAGTCCAGTGAGCTAACGTTAACTTCGACAGAATCAGTACCAATCAGCGTCTTCTTTCTATGACCAATCAGAACAAGGTGATCGCAACAATCTTTCAGATGGTTGATCACGTTCATGACCTTCTCTCTAACTAATCCGTAGCCCTTACCAAAAGCAAGGTCTCCGATTGACTCTACTTCATGTGTTTCGCAAACAAGTTTTTCAACCCATTCAACAATAACATCGAGAGTATCTAGTACGAGGAAGTCCACTTTGTTCTTCTTTCCATGTGCAATATATGCTTTCAAATCATTCAGACTTTGAAGGTTTGTAGCCCTCTTCTTCTGTTTGATAGGAGCAGTACCTTTCTCTGTATCGAGAATCATGGAGGTCATATTCGGTTTGTGTTTCTTCAACCAGTTTTGGAATTCAACAATTTGAGTTGTTTTCCCGACTTTAGTTGCACCGAATAATATCAAGAGGCGGGGGTTATGTACAGTAGCTTCGGTCCACTCATCGGGACCAGGAATATGGAGATTCATAAATTAGCGATTCATGACGTTGATTGTTTATTAGATTTTACTGTCAACATATGTTTCACTTTCTCCTGTTGTTCTGAATACGTCAGAGACGAATCTGTCAGAACATCGTAAATTGGCTGCATTTCATCAGCCTTGGGTAATTCATGGAAGAAGTCTATAGCTCCATCGAAATAGAGAGGCATTTTCACATTTGGTATTCCGTCTCGATCCTTAATAATCTTTAGCATCCTAAAATGGTTGCCAAGAATATTAATATCGTATTTACCATAGCTTCCCAAGTCGTGTCGGGAGGCATCGAATAACCCTAGAATGACATTCGCATTCCTTCCAGTCAGCTTTGAATCGCCGAGACCGTCCATACTAGGCTCTAATTTCTTAGCCTTGGCACGTTCTACTGATTCTTGGGCTGCTGATTGTTGCTGTACGTCTATTATTGTACAGCCATAAAAGTCTCGTAGTTTAAGAGCAAGTGTGTCAGACCAATAATTCATAGCTTCTCTATCCGATTTCTTTTTGGCCCGGATTAAGCTAGCATGGTCAACCACTACTAGAGTGTATTGCTCTGGATCATTAGGAATGTACTCACTTTCAAATGAAATTTCCTCATACTCGTTAGTATCAGAATTATACTCTTCTCGAGTCTCCATTTTAACAGTTCCATTCCTGAGCAAATATGCTCTAACGATGTTAAACATCCTATCAGGATCTCTAATATCGTCAATAATCGTTACATTATCAAAAAATTTATTTAGTCGAGGCGTTGTTTGTTCAAGCTTACTAATGGTATCATGACTGATAGTATTAAATCTACCAACCGATAGGAGCTCTCTCGTATTCTTACGAATTTTAAAACGAGTGTAGAGCTCCCTGCTCATTTCTGTAAGCTCAAACTTTTGTCGACTTTCTTCAAAAGAAAAAAGGAAGACTTTGATTTTCTTCCCATTCTTAATTGCCCAATCTACAGGGTGATGTACAAACATACTACGCATAAGCTTGGATTTACCAACGCCTGAGTTTGCAGTTACGATGTAATAGGTTGATTGCATAATTCCTGGAATGAATTTCTCAATCTTACCTAACCCCTCAAAGGGTATACAGTTATAGTTCCCCGACTCCCAATTTTGTTTGTTCTTTTTTATCCTTTCGAGAGTCGTCATAGAGTATAAAGATACTAATTTTTTCGGATATTCTCCTTAATTTGTTGACTTATTTCATACACTTTTTCACATACACAAACAGTGCTAGTGTTGCGATATAAGCATTCAGGAATCCTCTTACTGCCTTTACAAATCTTCTTACGTCTGTTAAGAGTAATCTTAAAGCATTCAGAAGAAATTCGCAGTCTTCGGATGTTCCATCTTGAAAAGTCAACAACAGACCAATCAGGATTCATCGTAAATAAGAAGCCGAAGCTACCTATATATTGATGACTTGACATGAATTGTCTGTATTTGCTAGAGGACGTAATAATGTCCAAATGCTCGTTAGATCTTTTCGGGATGAGCACTATATCAACCTTTTTCAAGCTTTCGATTCCTTGTTTAGCATCAAACCAACCATCTTTGGTGATGTAACATAGGTAATTTCCTCTTTCTTTCTGAGGCATATGACCATAGAATTTGTTGATAGCATTGAAAATGACTCTAAATGTTGTGAAGTAAGTCAATTGAATCATATCCAGTTGTCCGTTGTGTTATTTGTGGATTCAGTTTCTTCAGTCTCTAAATATTCAAGCAATCTGCTTGAGTGAGTGCCGTCTTCATACAATTTCTTGATGAAGTTATCAGCTCTCATGATCATATCAGGGGCATCGGAATCGAGCCTATCCTGAACGTAGCGTTTGGCCGCATCAACGATCTCAGTCCACTCATAATCTGGATTTACCAGAAGGAACCACTCTAGGAGAGCAGTAACATGGGCGGTATCGCTCATTAAGCCTTTCTTGAAGGTTGTTTTCTTGGAGAAAACCTGTCTAAACTCCTTTACGTGTTCAGGAGTCAGATCAAAATCAAGAATTATAGGAGTATCTTCAATTATTCCTAATCTCTTCAGCTCTTGATATATTTTGCGGGTTGTCCCGCCTTGCAGACCGAAATCACGGTCTACCTTGAGCATTTGAAGATACATTGATCAAATTAATTCGTACTTAAATGACCCATTCTCTTCGGCGAGATAAGTCATAATAAGCTTTTCTTGGACGAGTCCTTGCCCGTCATTATAATATATAAAGGAATAGTTTCCTAAAGGAAGTCGGCGACATACATCTCTAATGAACGCAGTCTTCATCTTCTGACGCAAATCTTTCTTGTTGTAAGAAGCAAGAGTTACGTATCTGATGGGGGAATCCTGTGCAACTCCTTGTACGACTTGAATACTTTCAAACATGCATGGAGATAGTTGATTCTCATTAACGATATGATATGCATAAGTAATAGAGCTATAATAGTCCATAACAATCTTTCGACTAACATTTATAGCACTCTTATACATTATATCAAGCTTTCGGTAGATGTCTAAACCCTTCTTAAAAGAAGGAGCAGAATTATTCGTTATCTTATACAAGATAGCGTAGAAATGTTTTCCAGATTCGTAAAATACAACTGTGTAATTCATATGAATGAAGGAGAGTAGGTTTCCCTACTCTCCAATTATAGCGTTTACCTTGATGTCAAAGTCTGGCGGTCATAGCCAGCTCGAGTCGGAACAACAATGAGGCTATCGTTAGATATCTGTAAGCTAACCTCAACGAACATTCCGTTTGCTTCGATGATCTGTTTCTGATCTTCTTGAGCAAGAATTCTCTCGAGACGGTATGTGTTCACCTTATGGGTTATAAGGCTCTCCTGAAGGGTCTCGTTCATTTCAGAAATAACTTGATAATCTCTCTGGAAATTTTGAAGGGTTTGAGTAGCTTCCCGGGTTTGCCGGTTAGCATCACGAACCTGAGACTGTGAAGCATTCAGGTCAACCTGAAGCTGATAGTTCTCTTCTTCCAGGTTATCAATGATACCAATTTGGTCACTAATAACGGCAGAGTCCTGAGCAATGATGTCTTTTTGGGACAGGATGACGCTGTCTTTGACAATCATCCGCTCATTAAAGTCATTCTGAAGCCGGTCGATCTCTTCGTCCATTTGCTCTTGCATTGTGGCGCTAAGAGCTCTCAGACTACTTTTGAGTTGAACCTGAAGAACCAGGAACAGGGCGATGGCAATAACGCCAGCAGGGATTAACCGGGCACCAATACTGTTCACATTGATCTTGGGAGACCAATTAGCCAGGTTTGGCTTCCAGGTAGTGGGCCAGGTCCACAGAGAGAAATTCATAGAGTTCTTCACTCCGGCAACGATAGGATCATCGTCTGCTTCCTCTGGAGGTCCGTTACGACCATTCAAGCTACCGTCCTCTTTGCGAGCCATAGGGATCCCCCCTACTTTGCTGTCAGGATGAGGCTTCTGGTTCTCAGCTTCCTCTTTCTCCTTAGCTTCTTTCGCAGCAGCGATCTCGTCCTTCATGGACTCAGCTACATCGGTGGCGGTTGCCATGTTTTTCTGGATCTTATCCAGGTTGGTCTGAACCTTTTTGCGGCTTTCAGCCATTGCTTTCTCAGTGGCCTCCTTATCTCGCTTCTCACGAGCTGCAGTTTCAGCAGCTACCTTCTCTGCAGCTTCCTTAGCGATACGAGCGGCTTTTTGTTCCTGAGTTTCTTTGGGGTTGTTTTTTAATTTGTTGTCTGCCATTTGGCTTCCTATTGAATATTGAAATAATTAATAGTTGTGCGTTGAAAGGCTTGGATGGCCTTCCTAAACCAAACTTCATCTTGAGTACCCTTGCTCACAAAAATGTAAACATTGGCCTCTTGGTCTCCGTCCTTACGGACAGCGCGACCTACGCGTTGAGTCAGATTTAATTTCTTAGAATCTAAACTCATTACAACAATAGTTTTGAGATGTGGTAGATTAGCGCCCTCATTGAGGCCGTCTACCACTGCTAGTCTTTTTGACTCCCCAGAACAGAACGCGTCGAGATCACTTGAATCTTTCTTCTTGGAATGGAACGTACCCATATCAAGTTGATTGATTGCGTCTATGCGTTTCCCATAAACTAATACGGGTTCATCGTCGGGGAGAGTGAGTAAAAATTTCTTCGCGGCTCGAATCTTAGATGGTAGATTATATATGAAGTTTGATCGTCTTCCTATCTTACCAAACCAGAGTTGTTTCTTTTTCTCTGTTGGATCCGAGAAATATACATGTTTATATTTTTCTACTTCCTTAGTGTAATACTCATACTGACGCTTTTCAGTAGTCCAGAAATGATGGTCTTTAGTCTTTACCTCTATGTCTTTTGTTTCATCTTCTAGAGATGTGTAACAGACATGGATATTAACCTTCTTCACTATTTCATCGTCAATAGCGTCTTCAATAGAATAAGTGAATCTAATAGGAGCAAGTCGTTGAATTAATTCAGCTTTAACTTCATCTTCAGGGAACGTAGCAGTCACGCATACTAACCTCTTGATATCGTTATTAAAAATGAATTGAATATTGTTCTCTGTAATATGATGACACTCATCAAATATACACAGATCAAACTCTTCTCCTCTAAGCTTAGTTAGAGAACTATAACATATGAATGTTGTATTCTCTTTCTCATCTTTTGCTTTCCATTTATCAAATTCAGCTGGAGCATCTACATCTCTAAGGCGTTCTGTCGGAGTAACCCATAATACTCTAGGAGTACCTTCTAAGTACTTACCCAATGCCTTGATCGTGTCGATCGCAACTTTGGTTTTCCCCGTTCCAGTACCCATGAGTAGGGTTCCCGACAGAACATCCTTATCTTTGTCAAGCAAGGAGCCAACCGCGTCCTTTTGGACTAAGTCGATTACTTGCTTCTGTTGTTCTTCCAAAAGATTTCTAAATCTTCATCACGGTCCTTCCTTGTCTTAATCTGATAATCAATATCGCGAATAAGATCCTCTTTGCTGTAATCATCAGGTGTTTGCCTAATACGACCGCTAAGAGCTCTCTTAAACTCACTAAGAGCTTGAGGGAAAGGTGACCTCGGTTTGCTTTTGTATGTACCTTCGAGATGGTAGGATACATAGTCTGCCACATACTGGTTGAATCTAGGAAATTGCTTTTCCAGATAACCGAAGTTAGTGTCAAATTCGGTATGGTGACTAAGAGTGTATAAAACATCTCCAAGATTCACAGCTCTGTTTCCTACTGTTTTATCAAAGGTAAATTCCGTTACGTGGGGCAAGGCCCAAGATATCACTGCTGCCATCCACTTTGAACCAACTCTCCATTTAGCTCTCGCCACATTATCCATTTCGGCCCCTTTATACCTAGATGGATTTTTCTGAAAGTGTTTCCTGTCATCTTTGGCTTGTTTGATTAAGTCCTCGGTTGAGTACTTAGCCATCCAATCCTCAATGTCAGGGTATGACTTCTGCTTTTTAGTGATGTAGAGCAAAGGCAACAGAATCTCAAGATCATCTTGAACTTCCGACGTTATAGGCGGAGTTAGATTACTCCCCCCTTCGGTCGATTCTTCACCTTGCCCGTCTTCTTTCCCGAGCCACTTCCTCCACCGCCTGAATTACCACCTCCAGATCCACCAGAGTTAGGTCGTTTTTTAGGTTTCTTAGTTCCGCCACCTCCTTTACTAGAGGAAGCAGACGCATTTTTTACAAGCAGTAATACATCACTATTCTGTAACAATAGGATGATTAGAAGTGCGTAATGGAATACCACACTACCGAACGGAGCCGGTAAAAACGGGTTTGCGGATAGAACATCAACCCAACAATTCGTGTTGAGCCACCATCCACATTTTTCAGCAGCTTCGACAACAAGAGTTGCTCCATTGGGGAATAGCATTCCCGTATACTGGTCTACTCCTGTTGCCATCGATGAAATCAAATTGAACAAGGTCCATGGACCTTTATAGGTGAATAGTCCAGCTACAATCACCGCTATAAATAACGAGGACAGCCGGATGAACCCAACAATCTGATTTTGTTTATTCTTTTTGTCAATTTTCTGACCCAACTCAATCATCTGCCTAATAATTGAGAAGAAAGCGATGGAGAAAAAGATACAAGCAAATGCCTGTGTCGAGTGAACTCCAACTCTAATCAAACTAGGTACGCCAAAGTGACTTCCTAGATAGGCAGCATACAGGGCTTCGAAGAAGAACATCGCAAAGACGACTACCTCGACCCAGTATTTTAGGTAGGTGGCGAAATTGACATGAATCCGAACTACTGTTGGATCCTTTTTCTTTTTCTCGTCACTCATTGTTTGTTTTCTTACTTCTTCACTTTTTAGCCGAGCTATTTGTTCGGCCTGTACCAGATCCATCGACACTGTCGTTAGGTCGATTAGACGATCCGTCAGGTCTTTTGGGGTTATCTGGGTCATGAATTAAAAATTGTAAATGTCTTCCTTGTAATGAGGGCCCATAGCACTCACATTTGATTCGCAAACTTACAACCTCACCGTTCGTTCCCTCCATCTCCACAAGCGCAACACACATGGGGTTGGGAGTATCCGGCTTAGCATTCGGATCCAGGGGCGTTACATTCTTGACAACCCATTTGTTATCAATAGAAATGTCCAAAGTCTTGGCCCCTAAGATAGGACCTTGTTGCCTGCCTTGAACCGTCTGGTTTTGGGCAGAACTCATCGGGCTTCCCCAGTCATCGCAAGAACCGAAGAAAAAGAAGCTCAAGATGAGTGCTATCGTTAATGCTCTCTTCATTAGAATAAATCGTTAAAAGATTCAACGGACTGAATAAGTTTGTTAGCCTCTTTAATGTAGTAATCATAATTGATCTCTACGTCTTCTAACTTCTCATCAGTAATAAGATTGAAATCCGATAAAAGATTTCCTACATAGACTCCTATCTTACGTCCATCGGTGAACCGCTTATACATCGGCACTCCTGATTTCGATACGATTAGCCTATTGATCCGCTGCAGAGGGGAATCCTCACCATCTAATTCGTGGCAAAGCATGGACGTTTTTTTACACCTAACGAATACGAAGAAGTCTTCGACTTTATCGTGGTTCCGTATAGTGACTTCGACCGGCGTGCCATTCTGCACATACTCTTGTACGGCAATGGGCACAACGCGTTTGCTGTGGTCTTTATTTATCCATTTATTAACCTCGAACGCACCCTTTTGTTTAAGCTTTCCAGACGTCGTGATCGCACAGTAATTATTTACGTTTGCTACAAACATCTTTCTATATGTTTCATACTCAAGGGTAAGGTTGGTGAGAGACTCCCACTCCTCGCAGATCTTGATGATGGCGTCGTAATCGACTTTCGAGATTATACACTCGAGACCATCAGTGTTGGCCATGATGACCTGGGCTCCTGCTTTTGTAAGCTTTTCAGCTAACATGGCTAAGAGCAACTGCCCATTAATGGTAATGGACATTGTAAATTGGCGGTCATATAGGAATGACCATTTGTCGTTGGATTTACCGTAACAGCATAATCACATATTTCTATGTGGGCTGGACTATATCATCATCCCATAGGGATGGAGGACGCTCTAGCTGGTTATTAAGAACACTATAGTTCTCCAGTAGTCTCTGCACGTTCCTGAAGTGTACCTCAGGCTTCGCTCAGGATTGCCATACCTTTCGGCTTAGGTTTCCCTGAATTCATCCTCTGCTAACTCAACTATTACTAGCTGAGAGGGCTTACTGAAAATAGTAATCCTTTGTAAGGTTTTCCAGTTTTAGTTGCTTTATTCACATTAGGCGCACGTAAAATATGAGCAGGTAATCCGTTTCTCCCGTTAGGGTTTCGAAGAATCATGTGATCAATTAATTCAAACGATTTTTTCAAGGATTGTCGCTCAAGCTCTGCCGCAGAAGTATACTTACCAAGTAGAGTTTTAGATTGGTTATACACATAAACATCAGGCACTCTAGCTGAGAATGCTTTTTGTCTTTGTTTACGTCCTTTCTGACTAATCTTTCTTGTTTTCGCTGCCGCAGAAAGCTTTTTATTATGCGCTTTCGACATTTTCTTTCCTGTATTCCATACGGGTTTCAACCACTTAGAAACCTGCTTTTGGTATTTTTCGGGAACGTCTTTTAATCTAAGTTTAGACGCCTTCACTTGTTTAAAGTATTTTCGAGCTTTCTTGTTGAATTCTCGAAGACTTTTACCTCTATCTTGTAATTGCTTAGAGGTTAAATGAATAGAATCTGTCGCTAATGGATTAATATTAAATAACATATTCCAATCTCTAGAATCAATATACTTTTGCTCGATAGCAAGACATTGATTCTTTGGAACACGTTGTAAAATACTAAATTCAAAGGCTTCATAACCATATTTATCAAAAGCATTCTGAAGATGCTTATTCTTATGAGTTTTATTCTCTAACGATAAAAAATGATGATAGATCCTTTTTGCAAAACTAACTCTGGTAGACCCTATGTAGGATTTACCATTCTCTTTGCACTTTATCTCATATATTCCTGTATTCATAATAATCATAATTTAATATAATATACTATAAACCACAGTTAAATACAATAAAGATTGCTGATTTGTGCAAAATCAAACCGAGTTTAACGCAAGCTTGTACGCCCCGTTTCTCGGATCACTTTTGGGAATAGACTTCCGTAGCTTATACAAGTCCTCGTATACATCACAGAACTTCTCTGAGAGATGCTCGGGAAATAAACGATTTTTGATTGCTAGGTTCGGGTAGTATGAACTTCATACCTGTTAATCTTCAGTTTCCTGAAGTGTCGGACTATATCTTTAGTTCTTTCTTCCAAATAAATTGCCTATAATGAGGTTTATACCCATTGCAAGCATTATATATGCTGGAAGCAGTAAAAGTTGGATTTTTTTCTAGAATATCCTTCATAGAAGGATAAGTATTTAACAAAGTACCTGATGAATCATATTGATGAAAAATGTATTTCTCTTTACTTTTTGAAAGTTTTCTCTTCATTACTTCTTTTTTTTCTGGGTTGTCTTCCCAGAATTTCTTGAAGAATTTAGATACTTTTTCTCTTTCTTTTGGGTCAGAAAAACGACGTTTGCCACTTTCAGATAGAAGGTCTCTAGTTTCTTGAGCAGGCATTAATCCTCCTTCAGAATCTAGTCTAAGATTATAACCATGCTTTCTGTCTAAAGAATTAAAACACTTCATCCAATATAGTTCTCTTTTAGAGAGATCATCATATTCTGCGTATTCAATAACGAAATATTCAAAATTAGACTCTCCATGCTTATGCCAAGAATTGATTAGATAACGATTCTCATCCTTAGATTTCCTATTTAAAGATGATTTATGAGCTTGTATTCTTCTATAGACATCTACAGATTTACCAATATATACTTTATTAGTTATTTTATTTCTGATACAGTAAATACCAGATTTTTCCTTGTGTTGTAATTGAGCTTTCATACCTTAATATAAGGTATTATTCTCATAGTTACAACTTATTACCCAACTAATTGAACTACCGGACGCTTTTTCACACAAGCATTACCATGTGCTACTTCCTGTTATTAAGCCATATCGCTATAGCTCAGGTAGTCTCTGAACGTTCCCGCTCTGCGGGCTTCGCTGCTGATTGCCTTATTTTATAACTTAGGTTTCCAGCAATTCATCCGGTTAGGACGCAAGTTCGTTTTTACGTCCACACTTAGGATCATCTGGTGATCTTCTGGTTCATGAGTTCCAGCCACAACAGCGTGTAATCCGCCGAGGGCAAAAGTATAAACCATACCGCCAAATGCTTGGTCGATAGAGACTTTATCTTTCGGCCCTAACAACATCTCTCGATATTGATCAAGGACTCCCTGAAACTCTGGCGCATCGAATTCTACGTAATCCAGAATTATATCATTCACGATGATTTGATCTCGCTCCGTTTTCCACTGACGTAGAACAGAAGGAGGGAGATTTAATGCTTTCGACATGTAGTCGAGGAAAATCCGTTCCCCGATTGAGGAATTTGACGCATTGAGGAAGTTATAATGGTATTCCTCCATTAGTACCTCACGCAACTCAATCATAGCTTGTGTATCTTCCTGTACCTCAGGCTTTTTAAACCAGAGGAATTTTTTTGTAGCGTTGACATCATTCCAACAGTACTCAATTAAGTCGTTGGCCTCCTGCTCAGAAACAAATTGACCGGGGTCAATCGGAAGCTCCTGAATATTGTGGAAGCCAATCGCAGCCTCAACGGCTTTGAGTGACATCGATCTAGCTCTGTTGTTAAAATGCCATAATCTCCATAGGTCCAAGGAATAGAATACGCGATCAGCATCGGAAACCTTCCTAACTTCATTATTAATAATTCGGTCAGATAGTTCCTTCAACGTCGAGCAAAATTCTTTTGGAGAACTACCCATAAGATCTAACGCCTTGTGGAGAATAATATCATCGTAACCGACGCTATTAAAGCCCACAAAGAAATTGTCTTCAGCTAAAAATTTCAGCAGTTCAAGAATTTCGTCAATAGGTTCATTTTCATCAAAAGGATCGTACCAAACAGTAAACTGCCGGGTGTCCTCTAACGACTCCTCTGCCCTAACAAAGTTAGCACAGAAGAAATTATGATATACTTCTATATCATAAACCCACTGAGTTAGGTCCATAGTTGATGAAGTTCGTTAACTGATAGAGCCCATACGGGCCTTGATTTATTACGCTTAAAGGCTTCCCATGTCTGAAGCAATTTCTTGCCTGCATCAGTGATGCGAAATGGGCCTTGGTTCGTGGAATAATAATTCTCTTCCATGAACCCCTTCTGAAGAAGGTCTTTCACACATTTGGTGATAGTCCTATCATAGGACGAACCACCAAATAAGACGCGATACCCTTGCTTCTCTGGCTCAGCTTGGAACAAAAGAAGAGTTCTTAAGTGCCTAGCGGCGAGCTTTCGATGCTTGAGTCGCGACAGGAACAATTTATATGATGACATGATTAGATACAAATAAGAAAGGACTGCCAGAGACAGTCCTTAGGTTATTTTTCTATGCAGCTCTGGCACGGTTTTGAACCCATTTGCCTAGCTGTATAATGCGGTCTCCAGTTTTAACCACCAGTGACCTGATTTTGTTATCAGGTTCGGGGGGAAGAGGTTCTTCGATTTGGACTCGTCGAACCGGCCTTGGTCTGGGAACTACCGCAACAGGCCCAACATCTGATGAGGGCCGCTCTTTCTTTCGTTTTCGAACTACTGTATCGAAAGACTCAATGCCCATATCCGCTGTGGGATCAAGAAGGGTATCGAAGTTCTTTCCAGTAAGTTCAAGGATGGCATCCTTAATGCCGTTGAAGGCAATCGTATCGTGCTTGGTCTTGGGTGGATGCTCAGGGAGCAGTTCTACCACTGCTGTAATACAATTCTCTATTTCAACGACATCTCTGTCGTCCTCCATTAAGTCAAGTTGATCATTGAAGAAATGAAGGACAACTTCATAAGCACGAAACACTTTGGGTTGATTCAAGACCTTAGTCTTGTAATCTCTCTCAATGCGTTGAAATTCCTTGAACTCCTCAGGAGACATAGTCTCTCGATAAGGATCGAAATATGGTTGCTTATTCATGATCAATAATTAAAGTATAAGGTTTAGTCCTCTTCTACAGGAACCCCCTTGTCTTTACACACCTTTTTGTACTCTGCATAAAACTTTTCTTGCACCTTTTCAGGAGCATAATCGTCCAGTTCATGTTTTTCCATTAAGTCCATGTAGATACCACAACGAAGCAGATTTTCATATTTTTTCTTCTCTACTACGTGGTAATTAGGGGCTTCAAAATTCTCATTATAGAAGTCAATGAGTTCTTGTATTCCCTCTGCGAAATCATGTTCTTGCTTTTTCTTAGCCATAATTTGTTAGATTTGTATTTGGAACAGCTCGTCGTCAATGACTTCCAATACGTCAGAATAATTCTTTTGTAGGTTGCTTAATTCTTTTTCGTATTTCTTTTTTCTGAGCTGTAGTTGTTCAATTCTTTTATTATATTCGGAATCAGTTTCTAATCTCTTGGTTGTTATAATAAGGTTGGCATCATCGATATCATAGTCATCCATGAAATAATCATATTCAACGTCTATTTCACACGACGTATCTTCACCATGTTTTTCAATCAACTCATTAATGTAATCTCTGAAGCTTCGTAAAGTCCAGTCACCAATAATAGAAACCGAGATTTCCTCGTCAATGTAAATTTTTTCAGTCATAGTTATATAAATAAACCCCCAAGACACATTACATGCCTTGAGGGTGTTTTTTATTTCTTATTTTTCTGCTATGGGGTTTTGAGGGTTAATATCATCAATGAATACATACTTTCCGCTGTTGGGATCAACAGGTTCATACTTCAACGTTTCTTCGTTGAACTCGTGGATCTCATAATGAAGATGTGTAGCTGTCGAGGAAGTCCCCGTACTGCCTATAATACCAAATACTTCAGCTGCGTTGATGAAATCACCGCGCTTAATCGCTTTCGTCTTACCTGTCGTAGTGGATGGGTTATAACGTAAGTGCATGTACTTGATAATTATGTTGTGTTCTTCATTGTGTATTGCAACTGTCCAACCACTTTTCTTGTAGTATTTTACAGAAATGATCTTACCGTCTGTTGACGATCGGATTGGGTTCAGTTTATTGGTACTACCAAAATCTAAACCTTCGTGATTTCTTCTGACTTTATATACAGGGTGGACCTGTAAGCCAAAGGGACGAGTTGTATATGCTTTATCCACCTCTTTCAATGGGTGAATAATAATTCGACTTTTCAGTTCAGCTAACTCAAGACGTTCCATCTTTACACTGTCTTTCAACGCTTCGATTTCTTGGTTAGCTTGGGCAGTTTGCTGTTGATATTCAGCTTTCACCTGCTCAAGTGCTTCCTCGTATTGACTACTATTCCAGTAGAATACGCCTCCAACACTTGAACTCAGGAGTAAGCTAATACTCAGAACAAGTGCTTTCATATGTATGATTTGTGCTACTCTGAACGTCCAGAGCGCGGGGTTGGAGGAACTACCTACTGAGGTAGGTAACTAGCTGTTCGGTAATTCCCGAACACGATTCTGTGTTCATTTGTTTAACGACTGAGAACGTTTCAGTCGACCGCCTATTGAAGCTTAGACATCTCTAGCTTAGACCGAAGTTCGGTCATAGTAGCAGGAGATTGACTAATACCAGAAGCATTTATCTCCTGGATTCGTTTCTTCAACACTTTTAAGAGGTGCTCAACGGTTCCAGTTGTGAGGTGTCGTGACGCCTCCTCTAGGAACCCCTCTCGCTTCGATGCGAGGTTAAGCAGTCTGGATATGAATGATCCAGCTCTTTCTACGGAGTTACGAAGAAGTGTGTTGATAAAACGAACA